TCAGCTGGTTAGAGCATCGGTTTGTGGTGCCGAGGGTCGTGGGTTCGAATCCCATCTTCCACCCTTGAAAGGACTAGACGAAAATTCTAGTCCTTTTTTCGTTTTATCAATTATACAATTCTTTATACTTCTGTTACTTACATCAAAAAATTGATTAATATAAGCGGTTCGAACTTTTCTATTATCCTTATCTATTGATATCCCTTCAGGAAACACAGCTTTCAGCAGCCTTGACTTAGCTAAGTTGTCTGAGGTGGAATATATTGAATGAATATTTAGTAGTGGTTCGAACTTTTCTGGAGTAAAAGTATCAAAGAATGATAGATCCATAGACAATTCATCACGCTTTAATTTATACTCCAATTTTTGATTACTTAACTTATAAGTTAATTCGTTGTATTTCGGAGCCTCTATTTCATCATCCAGAAACTTCTGTTCCAAGTTATCCATTCGCTTTTCTATACGCTTCAATTCGGCATCACAAACAGATCGCTCAGCGAGGATCTGCAAACGCTTCTCATCGGCCACCTCCAACACCATATCCACCATGCCATTATTGTCAAAACTCAGGTTTCGCATTAATTCAGACACCAAGTTATGTGCAAAATCAACATTGATGTTCTTCCGATTCTTACCTGTAGTATGGTAATAGGAGTATCTGCTGCCATTTCTAGATCTACTCTTACTAGCAGTCATTTTCTTATTGTCCTCGCTCAGCAATAATCCCTTCAGATAATACTCCGAACGCTGCTGTTCATCAAGTGTCCAGGTTCTACCCAAATTAGGACCAGGCTTTCCATTCAATATTTCCTGCACTAGGTTATACTCATCCAAAGTAATGATGCCTTCATGCTTGCCTTTCACAATTTCTTCAGGCAAAAAGTTGTGCGCTTTGCAATTCACATAACCTGCGTACACTATGTGAGTAAATATATTATAGAAGACATTCTTTTGAATGCCTAATCTACTCTTGTATTCATGAAACAACTCACCTCTATTTTCACCTGCAATAAATCGATCAATGATTTCCCTCACCAATTTCCCTTTAACAGGATCAGGCACCATCAACTTTCTTTCATTCCCTGATCGGGTTTTTTCTCCTGTAGAAATACGAGTATATCCCACTGGTGTAGATGCCGTGAAGTATCCATTCCTTTGAGCTTGAGCAATGCCATTTTTAGTACGCTGACTAATATTCAAAGATTCTGAATGAGCACTCGTAGCGTACATCCCCAGAAAGTTTGGCCACATCGATTGTGAGAAATCAATCAGCTGATAGACAGCATTCACTTCCACGCCCAATTCCAAAAATTGACGAACTGTAGCAAAGTGCATCTCCGTATTTCGACCAAATCTGTCCCACTTTTCGATGAAAAGATAATCAACCTGTGATCGAGTTCCTTTTTGATTTCTACAGATTTCGAATACTTTGTTCAATTGATTTCGATCAAAGGTAGTTCCGGAGATCACATCGAAATATGTGCCTACTATCTGACAACCCTGAGTAAAGGGATGGGATTCGATTTGATTGATTTGGTACTCGATGGAGTTTCCTGATTGGTGCTGCTCTTCGGTGCTACAACGAGCGTAGATGATTGCGTTCTTTCTTTTTTCCATAATTCCATAGCATTATCGACTACTAATTTAGCTAGTAATTTTTTAGTGGTTAGTATGTCGATTGATTTACTCATTATTTCTTAGCAGAAATGGCTTAATTGAATTTCCAAAATGATAGATTCCCCTTAACATTCATTATCGGCTCTTCATACAATTTAGCATTGTCAAGTACCCAATTGAAGGTGGTTTTACCTTTTATAGAGTTTGATTTATCAGCCCAAATACTAGGATGGTTCAATACACAATCAACTATATCAACCTCTCCAATAACTGCCGAATAAGGCAAATCGCTAAGTAATGGGAATCCATTGTTCTTATGGTTTGATTGAATAATTTTTAATTGATCAGGTGTCAATGGATGGCCTTTGCCATCAAAAATTAAAGCAGATACATGAATGTAAATCCGGCCTCTAAAATGGGTTTTCCAAGTTCTATTTTCAATGTCTTTAATTCCATGGGCAATCAAAGATGCCCATGGTTGTTTTATGCTTAATGCTTTCATATCAATTCCTCCTTTTTTAACTGTATTATTAATGCATCAAGATGATGCTTTGGCATTCGTTTAAATTTTTGTACGATGTTTTTTCGTTGCCTCTTAATCGCTTGTCGCTCTATGAAGTCCTTACCAAGCACTTCATAGTTCAAAAGCTCTAGTGTCGATACATCATAATTGGTATATAAATTATCGTGAAACAATCCCTCTCTACTCATATAAGTAAATGTCTCGCTGTTCCAACCTTTCAAAGCATCATCATAGAGCTTACACTTTGGATGAGTGATCATAATCTGCGACTCTAGTGAATTCATTTTATGTAGAAACTGTCGGTGGTTCTCTATGGTAAATTCGAATTTGTAATATTTTCTACCGGAGCGTCTAGTACAAAATGTATATGGTGGATCAGCGAAAACAAAGTCATGGCCACTCAATACATTTTCTTCTAGAAGATCTAGGTAATTTCTGTGAGTCACTTTATTCTTTCCGGAGTATTTCCACAGATCAGTATCCATCTCCGAGCAAGTAAAAATTGCGTCTGCAGTATATACAGAATTCTCTAGCCCGGCCATACCCATAAAAAGAGAAAAGTATCTTTCACTTTTTGGAATCCGATTGGTCAAATACTCTATGACTCCTGGTATATTTTTATTGCCGACGTAGTTTCTCATTTTCTATTTACTTTTTGGTCACTGAGCGGAGTCGAAGTGCTATATAACTATTCCTAATAATTCGGCTTGATCAACATCCAAAGCCATTAATTCTTCACCAAATCCTTGAGGCATATCTTCTTCATTTTCTATATCATCAAAGTCTTTTCCGTTTTTATAACTACTTAAACCTTCAAAAGAAACCTCATAAGATATTGGACAACTGAAAGAAAAACACTTACCAAAATAATTAATACCTAATTTTTTAAGGTGAATCTTTTGCTCATCCCAATTCATTTTTCTAGCTTTTTTAATATATTTTTTAGCAAGCCTTTTATTGCATTTAATGTTTCTCTTAGTAAGGGATAATGCAATTCTAATTTCAGGCCTTTCAATATAATTCTCTTTAGAATCTAAAAATTCGCCTTCTCTACAATCCTTGTGCTTGCATCCATAACCACTATTAATAGTGGTTGTTGAGTCAAAAAAACCGCAGTTATTACATAGTGTATTTAAGTCTGTTATAATTTCCATCCTACATAGTTTTAGTTTTCATTATTCTACTTACTCTCTTCCTTTTCAGCCTCTTCTTAGCCAAATAATATGGCATAATCCCTTGGTTCATTGGCACCGATTCTCGCTTCAGAATATAGCACCGGCCTTCTTCTATAAATCGAGCCAAATCATGTGGATTGGTATATTTGGTAACGTGGTAAAGATCCATCTGACCTTTACTATCAATCAAGATGTAAGGCATTCCTATTTTTCTTCTTTCTTCATCAAAATGATAATAAGTGAAATCACTAGTCGTTGCCAGGAATAAAGTCAGTTCTGTTTTCATGCTGGAAAAGGTAAATCAAGGTTAGTATTATCTTTAGGTTTATCAGCTGCCGTATCCGTTGCAGCTTCTCCTTCAGGTATTGGTATATAATTATGGTCAGGACTTTCATCTTTCTCAAGCTGTACAATTTGCTTCTTAACCATCATATCGTAATCGAATGCGTAACAGCTGTGGCTTCCTGCCGATCCAAATCGTCTGCCAGATACCAGTCCAATGAAATAAGGTCTGCTCTTAAAGTATTGGCGAAGTGTAGTTTCTCCAATCACATCCATTCCTTCACGCTTTTTCACTTCCTTATTATAGTGTTGGTACACGCTGTTCAGTCTTAAGAATAGAATACGCTTGCTATCCTTATTCTCGTAGTTCACTTTATTGCGTTCTACAGTTATTTTGAAATCGATTGGAGATTCTATTCTAAAATCAGTTTCCTTATCGATTATTTTCTGCTCAAATAAGAATGTGATCACGTTCCAGAATTCGGTCAATCCATTACTGTCGGCTATCTGATCTGAGTTGTCGATTATTAAATCCACACACAGCTGTGTTACTTCCTGCTCCGTAAATGGAAACTCTATTTTATCCTTTAGAATTCTGAAGGTAGTAAGCAGCACAGATGTGTTACCGAAAATTCGCTCCTGGTATTGCTCTTTCTTCAGAAGATCTTTCAATATTCTCTCTGATTCAGATTGTACCGATGGTAGTCGTTGTTCAAAGTAAGCCCTGTGCTGCACTATGTCGTTCACCAAGCTGCTAATGCCAGAATTTGTCCAATTCAATATCTTGGTGTAGCGTTCTTTTTCTTCGCTCGAAAAGTTCTTGGATTGGAAAAGCAATGAAATCGTTCTTGTCGCCAATGCATTCTCCATTCTTGTTGGCATGAATTGTCCGGCATAATAGATGGCTGAGTTTATCTTGTCGTAGCTCGTTCTATTGGTACCTACACCGCTGCCTTTTTCTCTACCTATGCCATTCCAAGCACCCATCATTCCGTTGAACACCTCTTCTCTCACATTTCGATCTTGGTACTCATCGCAAAACTGTACCGTATTGGTGTTTCTGCTCAATCTTCTCGAAAATCCCACGTGAGTGGCCTGAGTAAGATCCAATGGTGGTAGCTTATAATAGAAGAAGTTCTGCAGTATTTTCCCAAATCCAGATTTTCCTGAATCCTTTTCTCCAAATCCGCCTAACAATGGGAAAAAATCGTAGTTGGTAATAAACAAATCTCTGAATATAGCAGCAAAGTTGAATAGTATGCCAACCGTTGCCTTCTCCTGGAATACCAATACCATTTGGTTCATCCATTGCTTCAGCGTTATTCCTGATTCTTTGTATACAAAATATCGATCGTTCTCATACAAGTCATCTCCTTCTTGATTATTTTGATGCATCACTGAGAAAGCAGGGGAGTAGTAATAATCTATTTTCTGGTTGTACTCATCTTTCGTTTGATCGATGCCTTCCAAATGCATAATGCCATACTTATTCACAGCTCTAAACTTTCCTTCCCAATACACACCGTTCGCAAACGCATAGAAACCTTTAGGATTTTGCCCCATCGTTAAGAGCTCCAATGCAGGTTCAAATTGATCCTCGAATCGGTATACAAATCGGTCGAAATGCTCAGTCCTGAATCCGTTCTGAGTTAAGAACATGAATCCGCCAATTTTGAACAAGTATTTTTTAAACTCGTTGAAGTTGGCCAACATTTCACTGTCAAAATCAATCAGCTTTTTCTTCCCTCTCACATTCACAATCTCGCAGAGTCGCTTGTTTTCTTTATCACCTTGTATATGGAAGAGTGGCTCTAACTTGAAAGTGGTGCCTTCAAAAAAATATTTGTCTTTAATATTCTGAAAAAAGTATTGATTTCCTACAGTTACAAATCCATATCCTTCCATGAATTCTTTTTCATCAGCACCATCGGGCAGCTGTATGCCACGCATGCTCATTTTGCCGTTCTTGCTATCTTTCTCCTTTTCCTCCTGGTCCCGTTCCTCTAGTTTGGCTATTTCATTTTTCAATGCAACCACCGTTACCTTTATGGCCTTAGATATTTGCTTGATGTACTCCGTACGCTTTACTTCATTTCTAATTAGATAAAGTGTAGTAGCTATTTCGGTCACCGCCCTCGATTTCTTATAAGGATCAGTTTCCGGTACTTCTTTCACTTCTCTAGCTGTCTCTGCTTTTATCCGGTTAATTTCATCAGCTATACTTTTGTTGTTTTCTTTGGCAGCTTTCAGATCATCGCCTTCCAAATTTTTTAGGTCGATTACTTCATCCTTTATTAAATCAATCTGCAGATTTGCCGTTTCCTTAATTTCTGCGATGTCTGAATCGTAGCGGTCACGCTTAAAGTCATATTGGCTCACTTTCCAGTCTATTGCATCATACTTGTTGGAATTGATCCAAGTTCCCACATCCAATTGAGTTTTAGAAAAACTATCAGGATCCTCTCCTTCCGGAAGTATGCAAATGGCCACATTCAGTCCTACAGCTAAGCAAGTATCTATATCCCGAATGGCAGCTTTCAGTCCTGCAGCATCACCATCCCTCAGTATTATTATCTCAGTGGCATACTTCTTTATCAGTGCAGCTTGTATCGGAGTCAAGGCAGTTCCGCAAGATGCTACGGTGTTTTCACATCCATGTTGGTGCATGGCCACCACGTCTGTATATCCCTCTGTCAGAATAGCTGTTCCTGTTTTGGCAATGATGTGCTTTGCCTGGAACAAACCATACAATACAGCCGATTTATCGTAGACCAAGCTAGTAGGAGAATTCAGGTATTTAAAAGCCTTATCCAGTTTTTCATCATTACTCTGTCTGCCACCAAATCCAACTACAGCACCTTTTTCATTATGTATAGGAAACATGATCCTGTTCCGGAACACATCGTAACTGCTATCGCTTTTGGTCTTGGAAAGCCCCAATTCTTTAGTTATACCTAACGTGCCATGCTCAATAGCCCATCTGGTTAATTTATTCTGATCATCGTTGTATCCGATTTGGAAAGTAATCAGGCTCTCTTCAGAATAGCCTCTATCCACAATCATTTGCTTAGCCCAATGGTCAGGCTTCAATGTTCTGTAGCTCCCCACAAAACCTCTAGATGCTGTTTCCAATACCTTGTACATTTCAGCCTTGGTATCATGAGCTCGTTGCTGATCAGGAGAAAGCTGTTCTTTATCCAAGAACATATTGTGGATCTGAGCTACAATTTCAACCGCCTGAATAAACTCTACTTTTCGAGTCAGCATTATGAATTTTATACCGTCGCCACCTTCGCCACAGCCAAAGCATTTAAATATTTGTTTGGCAGGAGACACCACGAAAGATGCAGTTTTCTCGTTATGGATCGGGCAACAACCTTTGTAATTGCTCCCTTCTTTTTTCAAATCGGTGCTATCCTGTATCGTTCTAACAATGTCGGCAGCTCTAACCCGATCTATGCTTGCATCTGTGTATCCCATGTTTAGTATTCCTCTCTTTTTTGAATGTCAGTAATTTCGCTATCAGCAGCATCAGCCATTTCTTGTAGAATATTTATTCGCTGCTGCAGCTCTTTTTTATCGGCTCCTACTTTTTTCATCTGTCGCTTCAAAGCATTAATAGTATTAATGTGCGATAAGTATGTTTCCTTTAAATAGGGGGTTGCTGTTATAGTCATGGTTCAATATCTTTTAGCATTAAAAATTTTCTTTTTTGAGGTATGGACTCATTCTCCGATTCTCCTCTATCCAACTTAGAATTAGCCAACAGAATCAATTCAAATAATTCTGTCTCATCGCAAGCCTCTACAAATTGTGATGGTGTGATTTCTAAATGATATATTTTTTGAATTTTAGGCATTGATGGTAGGTTTATAATAATGTATAACAGGATGAATAACAAGGATTCCAACTTGATGTACTCCAATAAAGGTTGTTTTGTCATCATTACTCAGGTTGGGTGTCCAGTTTGTGAATGTTAGCTCTTTGCACGCTGGGTTCGCCGCATGAACTTGGTCAAGCTCTTTTTTTACATCTGCTATAAATTGGCCTAAATCGGCATCATCTATTAAAACAGCATTGTATTTTCGAATGGCATTTTTCCAATCTTTATGCAGTCTATTCTTATCTACATATCCGGCATCTTTTAATCTTGTGAAATACATATCTCTAATTTTTTAAGGTTAATATCTTCTTCTTCTGTCTGAATGAAAGTTTGGTGCAGAGAAACCACCAGTATACATTTCTTGAAATTGCTTTAATTCGTCTATTATTCTATCTTCATCCACCTTATCTACTTCATATGAAAAGCCTTTAATCACTTTCAATAATTCGTTGATTTTGGACTGTTCGTTGTGGTGCTGATTAATAGAAGCTTCTACACTTTTCTTCTGAGCTGATAAATACTCCGACATGATGCTAGATTTATCGCTGTCTTTTATTTTTAATCGTTTGGCTATTTCAGAAATTCTAGTCTGCTTTTCGGTGAGGTTTTCCAACTCCGTTTCAATTTGCTCCAATCCTTCTTTAGCGCATTGTTTAAACACTTCGCTCAAATCTTTTTTAGCTACATCAATTCCATATTTTGGGTTGAGAACCATATTCATCACATCATTTATAAACTTGATGAAGTAGCCTTCTTTATTCTCAGTAGCTCCTTTTATTTTACCTGTAGTGTCATAATGCTGCCTTCTTTCCGGATCGCTCAACACTTGATACGCATTACTCAATTCTGCCATTTCTGCATCAGTGCCTCCTTTGTCCGGATGCAGCTATTTAGCCTTCGATTTGTAGGCTATTTTTATGGCAGTAATCATTGCATCTTTTGCCACTCCTAATACTTCATATAAATTTCTCAATGCTTCTAATTTTTTAAGGTTGTAAATTGAAGTACCAGGCATTCATTCGTGCCTGATTCTTCTGTTGGTTTTCTTGGCTCACCGTTCAGGCAGTTTCCAATTCTCTAATCTCATTAGGATGCACATGATCAGAGTTCTTTACTCGTTCGAGTGCCATTTTTCTAAGCTTTTTCGAATCTACCTGATCATCTCCTGGCAAGTACTCTCCGGCTTCTTGAAGTGTTACATATCGGTATTGCATATCCTCCGAATTGTTACAGCTTATTACCGTATTAGTATCACTGCTGATAATGCCGATGAAGAAGTACAAGAAATCTCCTCTTTGAATAGGCATTTTATATATCATGGATTTACCCATGGCCAATAAAGTCTGTTTGTTGTGTACCTGTTTCATAATTTTCTATTTAGGTAAGTGATCTAATGAATTGCATGCAATAGTCATTATTGATGCTGTTGAACTTTTCAATTTGGTCTGCTTCCGTGAAAAAAGTATAAACCATTCTATAGGTGCCTGAATTAATCCGAACAGTCATTTCTATGGTGTATTCTAATTCATCCTTGTATTCTGTTTTGCGTTCCAGTAATACATCGTACTGTTCTAGTTGTACTATTCTAACCCAACCTTTCATCGTCTGCCTCCTTTTTTCCGTGAAATGTTATCGAGACAATGAGATCTCCATTTAGACTAAATCTCTCAATCAATTCCTCTTTTGAAAAGTGAACCCTTGTCTTTAATTTAATCTCTTCCACTAGGGATGGTTCTTTAAAAAATATCGTTGTTTCGTGCATGATCTTTAAAATTGAATGGTTTTTAATGCTTCTATTACTTTTTCTCGATGGAGATAAGAGTTCATATCTAACTTTAAATTGGGATGAGCTTCTCTACATATTTCATTGAAGTCGATGTAGTGAGCTTTTTCTTCAGCTTCTTCTCTTAGTCTTTTCAATTCAGACCTATCGCTTTTTAAATCATCAATTCGATTCTGATATTCACCTTTTATTTCACTTACAATTTCCTTATGTAAGTCATGAAGTTTAAGAAGGAATTCTCCAATAGAATCCGATTTGCCTAAATCATCATGCCAATCTGAACAACCTCCTGCAGTATAAATTCCGTTCTTAGTTTCCTGCCTCCATATATTCTTATAAGAATCTCTAGAGTCCCAAGAACTGTCATCTTCATGCTCTTCTATCAGTTTTTTTAAATCAGCTATCAGTCCCATATCTAATTAATTACTTTATGTTGCATAGCTACTTTCATTAGTGCTACTTTAGTTTGCACTCCTACAGCTTGATATAAATTTGATTTATGGAAATCCAATGTTTTGGTAGAAATGCCCAATGTATCGGCAATGGCCTTGTCTGGCAGATCAGTTCCTATTAGGTCTATAATTAGGATTTGGCGAGGTGTTAAAGTGTGATCACCTATTGTAATTTCCTTGGAGTTCCAAAGTAGGGAAGGGCAGTCTGATTTATCCCTGAAGTTTTCTGACTTGGCCAATTGGCCGTTTTCGATGTCCGCTGAAGAATCTAGTTCACCATACATGTAGTAGGTGTAGAGCTCCACTTGTCGGTATGTGTTGCTGCTTATTTCCGATATAAAAGCCACTGCTTTTTCATCTTGTTGGTAAGCCTCTTTTAAAAGCTCGAAGTGTTCTGTAGGTAAATCCTTAAAGTAGTGGTTGTTTCCACTCTGAAGCCACAGTACTTCTTTGGTTTTTCTGATGCCAACAAACTCTATATTGGAGTCGCCTGGCATAACACCGGCTATTTGTGCCGATGGTGTAAAATGGGTACTTTTGTTACTGTTAATCATTGGTGTAAGAATTAGTGATTAATGAATATTAAATCCTGTAGCGGTCACTGCAGGATTTTTTTATTTAATAATAAATCGATGTGCTGAATGAACCCCATCATTAAACCTCACTGCTTTTTCAAGTCCTAAATACTCTTTGCTTTTAGGAAGGAGTTCAATTATCCTTTTTACAGTTAGAGGTTTTTCTATAATCTCCTCTATCATACATTCCTTATAGAGGTCATATACTTTTGAAATTCTTATTGACATGATCTTATTCTCAGAATCGATCAAATAGTCTGTTCCCTTTTTTATCGTTTCGTCTTTTGAAAAATTGGCGATGATTCTCCAAAATAGCTCCATTGCCATATTTTCATGCAATTCAACTTCTTCATCGTATTGCTGTACTATGTCTCTAAAAAAATCGATTTGGTGTCTGGTGTATTTCATGGCTATATATTTTCTAATAGTTTTTCACGTTTTGATTGCTCAGCTTGCTTTATCTCAACAAGCTCAAAAATGGCTGCTTCAATTTCTTCATGGCTCACATCTCCATTCATAACCTGGCGAATAAAGCCTAAGCCATAATCAGAACCAGATTTGGTAGTGATTCCCTTTTCGCTCAAATACTCTGATACTCTTCTAGAGTATCTTACCCCAAGTAGGCTAAGTATTTTTTCTTTTTGATCTTGCTGTATCATGGTTAATCCCTATTTGTTTAATTAATTTTTTACTGTTATTTTACTGACGTATTACTGACGCAAACATAGTATAAATTTATACTACTACAAACATTTATGGACAAAAAATATACCTACATAAAGGAAAGAGTGCTTTCGATTGCTGATTTTAAAAGCATTAGCAAGGAAAAATTTTTAGCCGATATAGGTATGACTTATGGATCATTCAAAGGAAAAGCCAAGGAAGGTACCTTAAACTCTGATGCAGTAGCAAAAATTTATACCAAACATCCAGACATCAATATTGAATGGCTATTGACAGGAAAAGGCGAAATGATCAAAAACGAAGAATCAGTACATACAGCAATACCCTCACTTAATGAAAATAGCAAAGAACACGGTAAGAATTACAGAGATATGTATTACGATTCTTTAGTAAAATATCAAAATTTAAACGAGAAGTACTTAAAGCTGAAAGATGCTTTTGAGTCATTAAAAAAAGATGATAAACAACTATCTGTTAAACCTTAATTAATTAGATAACAATGAATATACAAGAATTTATAGAAAAAAATTACACTTCATTTGAAATTGAAGATAAGTTCGAAATTGAATATTGGGATGCTAGAAATATTTGTCAATTTTTTAGATTGGATGAAGAACAATTGGATCATCTAATTTATAGAACAGGAAAAGAATGTAAAGAAATTGGCTGGAAAAGGGCTTTTGATTTCAATATTGTAAAAAGTAACGGTACAATAAAAATAACCGCTACAGGATTATATCTTCTGTTGACATATAGCTGCGCACTTAAAAAGTATAATTATTTAGAAGAATTTATACCTCATTTTTCAGAATTAGCAATTGATGATCTATTGAGATACCAAGGATTTAAGCAGGTGAAACGCAAAAAAAAGCTATCTGAATCTAATAAGGAATTTAGGAATGAATACTTTGAGAATCCTGACAAATTCGACTCGAAAAATTATGATTCAGACTTAAAGGTTCCTGATTTAGATATCGAGGATCAAAGCCATCAATTTTACAATAAGAAAGTTGTTATAACAGGAAGTTTTGAAAGATTTCCTAATCGTAAAGACATGGCAATACTTATAAAATCAGTTGGTGGAGATAACAATACCTCCATTTCAAGATTAACAGATTATGTTATTGTAGGTGCTGAGGCTGGACCACGAAAAATGGAGCTGATAGAAAAGCACAACACTACTGTGATAAATGAAGATGAATTTATTGAATTATTTCAAGAACAATTAAATGAATAAAGAAGACCAACCCATCACCATAACACTTTCCGAAACAGAAAATGGAGCACTATCTGAAGCCATTGATAAAATAGTGGCCCAGGAGGAGGAGGAGGAGGAAAAGAAAACCACAACAGCCGCTAAATAACATGGCCTAAAGGCACACGTTCCTTAGCTTGGTGTTGTATGCCATTAAAACGGTTCTTCGCTTTGCTCACATACAACATTGCATAAAATTAAAGGCGGCTCTTAGCTTCGATTAAACTTTTGCTGTTAAGTCAAAAGAAAAAAGCCGCCCAACAATCAACTGAATGATTGAAGTTTTATCCACAAGCTTTCAAAATCACTCTTTAAGTCATTTACCTCTCCTTGATAATCTAAATTATCTTCACACTCAAGAAGCAAATTCTGAGCTTGCTCAACTAATATTTGACATTCATTTATTTTTTCTACTACCTCTTCATTTTCCATATTTGTAATTATAAAATTTTGCTTACTCTAGGTTTTCTGCTTCCCCTTTTTTCTTTTTTATTTCTATATTTCAAATCAATTACGGCAATAACTTATCGCCTCTAATCTTATGCTCATCATTGTGGTCAATTAAAATACATTCTCATCATTTCGTTAGTATCGGCCTCCGCAGGTATTAAATATGGACGAAGCTCCAGAGCTCCACATATTTCTAGGTAAATTCCTAATGGCATAGGTGTTTCTTGCTTGAAGTACCTTATTAGTGTAGTAACACCAACTCCAACTATCTCTGCCAACTCATTCTGAGTGACACCTTTTTCCTTCATCCGTTCTTTAATGAACTTAAAAATCAATTGTTGACCTGCTTTTGATGCTTCTGTATACTTTCCCATACCACCAAAAGCCCACACCTATTAAAGATGTGAGCCGTTTGGATGCTCCGCAGATCTTGCGGAACTGCGAAGATTATTCATCTTCAGAGATGTCTGCTAATTTTTGCTCTATAATTTCTTCATCATAACAAAAATCTATTAACAACAAAGTTGGGTTGTCATAGTCTTCATCAAAATCCCCATCATGAACCTGACTTTTATAGGCGTCGATTAGTGGCATGTTGTTAGTCGTTCTAACTAATTCAATAGTTTTACCATCTACATCAATGATCAACTTTACTTGGTAATGTCCATATCCACTAGGTAGGATAGACAAATCAAAGAAGTTGATATCATTTTCGATAGATACTAATTCAGATAATTCTAATGTTGTTGCGTTGTTAATGTTGGTTGAAATATTCATCGGTGCAAGATTTTAATTGTTTGGGAACTATTTCCCTTTTTTGTTGAGACAAAGTAAAACAAAAGTTTTCATATATGAAAACTTTTAATAAAATATTTTTCATATATGGAAACAAAACCAATTAGCTAACCTTTGCCCGTTTCAATTTTCGAATTTCTAACTAACCGTTACTGTCAGCGTTTCAAAACTACTCACCCCTTCTGAATTAGTTACTACTAGCTGTATGGTGTATACGCCCGCCACAGTTACCCCAATAGATTGTTTTCTAAATCGAACATTTGATTTATTCGCATTTCTGTATTCAAAATTGCCAGAATTTAATCCATCGGGCGATCCAATTACTCGCCATTCAAAAAACAACTCTAATCCTTGTGGATCAGAAGTACCATCGGCATATAATTCCTTATTAAACCAATACATACCAAAACCATCGCCACCACTTACAGCAGTGTATGCAGTAACATGTGGATGTTGTATAGGCTTTATAAAATTAGAGCTAGCTGCTACCACAATATCAGGTGCCAACAAAGTGCTACCAGCGTCTCCTGTAGTATCATCAACGCTTATATAGAATAGAGGAGGAGTTTTTATTTTTAACATTTTCAAATCCAATCGTTCCACTAGCTCATTCAAATTGGAGCGAGTTAGACTATTAATCATAAAGTAATTGTTGTACATCCACAACTTACTTTGTGCTGTTATTTTTGTACTAATAGCTATTGGTAAATAGACCGTTTGGTTGTATTCCTCTCCGGTGAGCTGCTGATAATACCCACTTCTCAAGTATTGGTGTATAAATCCTATACGGCTCAATCCCACATCACCAAATTTTCCCAAAGGATCTGCATCTGGATTGGATTCGTAAAATAAAATCGACAATCCTGATTGATCTTCCACATCTACTCGAGCCCCTTGATATACTGGCTTAAGTGGTTCTATAGGTATTGTTATCTCATCAAAACCAACAACTGGTGATACAAACCTCCCGGTTTTATCAATGTTCAAATAATCTCCATTACTAAACTGAATGCGATAACCTGTAGACCTATTCAACCTTACTGGCACATCTCGCTGTTCGAATTTGGTTAAATCTACTGCTTCAGCATTTTCAACAAATGAGTTGAAATAGTTTAATGATACCGTTTTGTCTTGAATATTATAATCAGTAGTTAAATTAAAGGTTTCTTTTAATGAATCTATGAAATCACCAACCGTAATGTCTGGCAATAGTTGTGATAGCTGTATATTTTCATAGTATAATGGTCGATTGGTACCTTCTAGTTTCAAAGTTCCCGAAATAGTATCTTTTACCGCTGCCTTGCATATTATTTCAATTTTTAAAGGTCTATTGATTAATGATTTTGGTACCTCGAAGTTAAATTCAAAATTGAATGAATATTCACCTGCTCGATACGTTACAACCGAATCATATATTTTACCATCAAAAGTAGCTCTAATGCTTAAGGTGTCTAGATCTGTATTAGTTGCTTCTACCTCTATAGTAGCTGTGTAGGTTCCGTATGATCTTATAAGTGTAGAGTGAATGTATTTATTGTGTCCGGCAGGATATCCTGCCACACCACTAGTATTTAGCTGCAAATACAAATCGGCTGATTCTTCAAAATCTTTATTGGTGTAGAATATTGAATTTTGATGATAGAACAAGCCTTTATCGATTATTGAATCACTCATGAAATCCCCAATTAAGGTGTATCCAATTTGCTCGAAAATAAACTCAGCTATGTACTTTATATATATGAATGGGCGCATTTCATTCATTCGGTATGGTGGTGGTAGTATACCGTAGGGATTAGCAGCATTGTCACTAAATTTACCTCCTACAGCTTCATTAATGTATCCTGTAAAGGCTCCAAATTCGTATGATTTATGGAAGTCCTTCACATACACTCTAGTAAAATTAATCAGCGTGTCGCCATAATCTTTTGCAATGGTGTCCTCGGCATAATCATAAATGCTCTCACCAATATCTAAAGTAGGCCATGGAAGTGTATTAAGTTTATCGGCAAAAATAGTCAACTGATCAAAAGAATAATAAATGGTTGTTTCTATTGTAGATCCTATAGAAATTACCATCAATTCTGAATCATACATTTTGCCATTTCTTGTTAAAATACCTTTTACAAATCGATTTGGATTAGAGCTGTTGTGTGAAGCTATGAACTCATAAAACTCAATGGAACTTCTTTCCTTCGGCACTTTAAAAGGAAAGGAGTACTGCTTGATCACGCCTCTCTGAACAAATGAATTTTCTTCAGAGAATTTAATGTCTAAATGAGTTAGATCTAGTTTAAAAGATTCTGTTTGAAAAATTATCATTTTGGGCTATTTTGAATTTTAATGTTTCGTTATACAATCTTTTTTTAGAGGTGTATGGCTTTATTTTATTGGTTCCGGCATTCACTATTCTAATTAGCCCATCCATCACTAAATACTTTTGATAAGATCTAATGAGTGCTCTAATTTGATGGTGCTTATTGATGTCCCATATATATCCGGTGTTTATTTCTAAAGGTTTGCTTTCAGAATAAGCCACTTCTTGCAGCTGACTAATGTTATTGGCTATATATTCTTGAACATCCGACTTAAATTGCTCTTCCTCTTCAAATTCTCCGGTGAACTCTACGAATGAGACGGTGCCAAATTGGTTTTGATATTGAAACAACCGATGTTCCATAGGTTCATCCATCAAATTAGCTAATCCTAGTTCTATAAAGGATAAACCTGTAAAATACAATCGCAGCGAATAATTTACCACATTGGCTGCTAGAAGTAGCTTAAAAGGAATGCTAATACTATGTAGCAACAAATCAGAAGCATCTTCTGTGATTATTTTATCGACATCGCCAGAGTAGTGTGTTGCCTTAATACTAATGGGCATTATGTTCGATAAAAATGTATATGAAATAACTGCTCGTTCGTCCAAAAATTCAGATTGATGAGCATTCAACAATACTCTAGCACCGCCATCTATTGCAGATTTAGCAATAGGAGTGATTTCGCCTGGCATCATGTAGAATGATCGAGTGGCAATAATGGTATCTGTTTCATAATTCAACTCGCTAATAGCTACCGTTACTTGCGCTAATTCAAAGCTATTTATCTGAATTGAATCTAGGCTTACTGTGGGCATTACCAATGCCTGAGTAATTACCGAATGCACATAATTATTTATGTACATTATTGCATTGCCTTCAAAAAATGGCACATCAAAAGTATGTGACCAGGTACGGTCACCGTATTGTATATTCAAGGTTAACCATATTGCTTTTTCCGTTCCTAATGTTCGCACATCTATTTTATAATCAGACAAAGTACCGTATAAGTATCCGTTCTGATAATCTCCTACCAATTCAATCATGCTCGTGTATTTTGTTTGATTTGTTCATACTCTTTGTCCTGCTCCATTTGTTTGATATAACTTTCGTAATCTCTCACCGTGTAAGCTTTTATTCCTGCTTCTAAATTAGAGTTCAACCGGTTTATGGCAGCCATAAATGCTGGATCTGTACTGTTAATTGGGGCTTCATTTTCGGCTGCTGTAGTAAAATTGGGTGCAGCTGCTTTGCCGGCACTGCCACCGTCAAAATACTGACCTAAACCTTTTTTTCGCTCAGTTTCTAACCATTGGAAAGTAGGTGCATATCTTGGATCTTGAGTCATAAATTTTGGACCTACCCATTCATCATCGTGCACCACACCAGTTACAGCTCCATATTCATCGTTGTAAATTGCGTCATTTCCTGTTGGTCCACCGTAGAAATGCGTTGGCATTTTTTGAAGCGGAGTACTACTTATTTTACTTACTTGAGCTAAACCAGTAGCAACAGCCATACCTGCAGCAACTCCTCCTAAAGCTGGGCCGACTATTGGAATACCAGCTAATGCATTAAAAGCGCTAACTGCTGATTGGTATGTAGTAATTGTGGTTTCTGCAATTTTAATAGCTTTCCAAGCTGAAGAACCTTGATTGAAAACAGCTGCTGCCGAATTAAGCGCATTACTTATTGCATTTAATTTTTGTGCTTCAGTTAGTTCAGTCCAAACAACAACATCGCTTTTTAATGCCTTTTCAGCAACCGCAAATTCACTATTTACTTTATCAGATTTTTTAGTGTATTTTTCTCTTATTGCTGCTTTTAGTTTCTCTGAGTTCTCGGTTTCCTTTACTTTATCGAGTTCTTTGTTTTTTTGAATGCTTAATTCCTCGTTGGCAATTTCTCTAGCCCGTTGAAGCATCAATAATTGTCTTTCTTCCATAGAGGAAGTAGCAGCTAGTTGGCGTTCATATTCAGCTTCTTCATCAAGAATTCTATTCTCTTCTTCAATTGCTTTTAGTTGCTCTCTAAATTCTGCATCACGAATTATTTTTAGTTCTTGCTTTTCAAGTGCTTTCTCGTCTTCTAATGCTTGAATTTGAGCTTCACGCTCTGCTACTTGCTCTAAAGTGAGGTTTAATTTATCGGCTTCAGATAAACTGTACTTCTCTTTCAATGCAGCATATTTCTGATCAATAGCTAGTAGCTCTTGATCTATTCCTGTCTGAGAATTATGTAACCTATCAGCTTGTTGTTTTTTGAGAAGCGCAGAAAGCTCCTCCTCTGATTTTTTAAACAGCTTGTTTCTTTCCTCTAAGAATTGTTTAGTTTTTTCAGCATCGCCACCACTATCAGCTCCACCTGTAACTCCGCCAGAAGTTGAACTATTATTAGTACCATTGGTGGAGCTATCAGCTATAAAATCATCTAATGAAAATCGTTCTACTTTGTCCTTACCGGAGAAGGCATTATAGATATCAGCAGCATCGTCAATGGCTTTTTTCTTCAGCGTATCGAATGAATCACCGATATTGCTCACTGCTACAGTAAAACCTTCTTTAATTTTGGCAGCATCGAAAGTAAAAATACCTTCCACAATGGTACCTGTAGCTTTTAGCTGATCCCACAGTAATGAGAGTGCTTCTCCAACAACACTAAATCCTATAGTAGCAGCTTTACCTATTACAGTTAAAGCCCCCGAAAACACTTGAGATTCATTATTTAGGTCAACAAACCAATTGTACAGATCTACACCGCCTTTTAGAATTTTGATAATGGTTTCTGTGGCGAATAGTTTCCCTTTTTCAATCCACATACTAAAACCCTTGGAGCTATTGGCAAAGATTTGAGTTTGTAAGGAATTCAGCTCTTTGTTGGCTTCTAGGTTGTCTTTCTGCAGCTGCTGTATATCGGTCAGTGGTTTTTTCTGATCGTTGAGTGCCACATTCACTGCCTTAAAAATATTGAGTGCACCACCGGCATCTTCACCGGCACCTTTAAATAAATCGGCAGTTAAGAGCTGTGCCTGTTGAGAGTTTAACCCTATATTTTCAGCCTCTTCAGATATTTGTGCCAATGCATCCTTTGCAGTGATGGATCCATCCTTTAATCCATCCAACAATTTGCCTGTAAATTCAGGACCAAAAGCATTTTCTAAGGCTTCTCGAGCTGCAGGAGTTTGCTCTGTAATGGCTAAGTTGAATTCCTTAATAGCATCGGGCAGCTTATCCGAATAAATAGAAAGATCGATACCGGCATTAACGATATCTGCAAATTCAGATGCAGAAAAGCCAGCATTTTTAAACTGCACAGGATATTCCTTTATTGAATCAAGAAATTCTCCGTTGCTCAATTTACCACGAATGGCACCGTCTTCTATTATATCAAATGCTTCATCGTAGGATATTCCAAATCCTTTTGCTAGACTCTTAGCTGATTCAATCGATTCTTTTACATCCACATCAAATGTATCTGCTAATTCTTCAGCTCTAATTCTAATTAGATCTACAGAATTACCGGACTCTTGAGTTAGATCTCGCACCAATTGGTTGGTTCTTTCAATCTCTAAATTATAGCTCACCCAAGATTTTACACCTGCAGCCACAGCTGTAACAGTAGCCAATGCTGCACCAAATGGAGTAGCAATAAACGCCCAAGCTGCTTTAGTAATACCTTTTATATTTCCAACTATACCTTGCAGCCCTTTTTGAGCCTGAGCTACATTTCCCGATAAAAAACCAGACATTACATTGTCCCAATGACCACGAGCTTCTTCCAAAACTCTATTAGTTCCATTAATTTCATCCTTTATACTCTGATAATGTTCACGAGCTTTTTCAATTTCAGCTGATTTTTTTACAAAATCATCAGTACCAGGAGTCAGCTTTTTGATGTCATTGTTAAGTTTACCCAGTTCCTTACCAACTCCTTGAAGAGTATTAGCTACTTCTTTCCCATTAATCTGGATAGTTAAATTAAACTTCGTGTCCTTAGCCATTTTGCTTTTCTATTTTTAGAATCATGTTTTGCAATTGTAGAGTGATAGCACGTGTGCGAGTTTTGGATAGACCTTCTTCTAATATTTTAAGAGCACCCGATTTTTCGTAAACATCGTCGAAGTAAGATTGGCTCTGAAGGCCACCACGTGATTTACGATACACTTTACCCGTTTTAGAGAATGTTTGCAGGTAGCGGCTATTATCGGCAACAACCCCAAAGTGATGAACAAAACCTACACGATTACTCATGAATTTAAGACCCAATAGTCGGTGGTCTCCCATTTCGGGCTTTATGTAAGTAGCTTCCAATAGTGGAAGTCGTTCATCAGAGTTTTTCTTACCACTCTTTTTTGGTGAACCTTTTCCACGCATTTTAATCCCAGAAGATTTAATCTGCTTATAAACATATGCTGTAGCAGCAATAGATGCTTGAAATGCAATTTTCTCTTCTTCTTGCCTGATATTAGTAGTTTCGTTAGCCATACCTATTGCATTAGATTGCTAATTTCGGGCTGTGTCAGTTTTTAGAATAGGACATAAAAAAACAGGTCACTCTTTCGAGTGACCTGCATGGTTTGGTGAACTGACAATTCAAAAATACTATTCTTTATTAAATAATTTCAATTGATTTCGGATAGCTCAAGTTTTTGTTGCTTTGGCTGCTTTGTATTCTTTTTCTTTCTGAAAATACTGCTCTACCGTTTCTTTGGATGGATTATTTAAAATTTGCTCTTTTATGTTTTCCATAGAAAGTCGAGCTTCTTCTTGAATAGCATGAGCCTCCCAATGTTTTTGATAATTACCAAAAATTATTTCATCCATTGTAGAAAAAATCCAAACTTCAAATTCGGGACTCAACCAAGCTGCAAATTTTAAAGCTAAACGTCTGTCAAAAAATATACCAACATGACCTCGATTATCGACAATTTCTTGATCTGAACGACCCCCATTTGGGGTTTGTTCAAGTTGCTTTTCAAGTGCCGAAATAAATTTTTTTGTATGTTCAGCTTTCATAAAATGATCAGTCCTTTTATCAAAAGCTTTTGCCATTTCGGTAGCATTTACCATTAGATTTTTATCCATCGGGTTTATTTCAAAATGGATATTAGTGTCGTTGTAATTAAATTCTAAATTTTTCATGATAATAATTAGTTTAAGTTAATTTTAGTGATAGACTGGGCTTGATATGCACGTTTTTCTTTGTAATAATGTTTATTACTAGTGCATTCGTAGAAATAGATAATTAAATCTGAAGAGATTAAATTTTTCTCTTTTAGCCGATTTATCTCATCAAAAATTAATTGTTCTTTCTCAACAGATTGCTGTAAAGAAGGTTTTTTGTTGGGAAAATGTGCTTGTAGTTTTGACATAACTCATATAATTAAAGTTAGCAGGAGCTGTCCAGTATACAAACACCAGAGGTGAGAATGACTGTCGGGCGTTACCGCTACCGAGCTCCTGCCGTATTTTAAATAAGATTAATTGAGTTTTCATTGTGTGTTTGTAATTTCGACGTTGTAAATATATAAAAAAATATTAATAATAAAAAAACACTCATATAGAGAGTGGGTTTGATCATGCCTATACAAATAATTATAGAGTGGCCGTTATAGTAGAAAATGTATGTGCTTCAGCACTTCGGCTTCGCTCAGTGACCGAAGCAAAATGATTAACTTACACCCATGGAAGATTTAAAATGGTACGAAATAGCATTAATAGTAGTTGCTTACTTAATTGGCTTTTATTTGTGGGCAAGGTATAGAGGTAGGAAGTAGGTCGGTTAAATAATTATTTCTACCCAGTTATAATTAATCTCTGAATTCGCCTGTAAGAACCACCTTGGTGGAAGAATTGAATAAAATCTCCAGCACTCACATTAACTGAATAATTATCGGAATTTTTCTGTCCAGTAAGATTAACCCCTCCATAATTAACATCATTAAGCATTGTTTTAATAATTAAGTCGCTACCTACCAAGGCTGTATATCCTCGACAATTGCCGTAGTATTCGAAACATTGAATTCTAACCGATCCAGTAAAGTTGATAGGAAAAAATGCAGAATTTCCATTAGTAGATATTTGCGCAGAGTCTGCCTGTGCAGACTCATCTGGGTCGCTGACAAAATCGTCAGCGACTAAAGATCCACTACCATCATTTAGACTTCCATAAACTTCATTAATTCCTATAGATATGCCAGTTGATGCTGTCATTAATAATGCTCTGTCTCTATGCCTCATCCCTTACGCTGATTACGTCCCATTTATCTTCTGTATAATTATAAGCAGCAATTATATACTTTACTTTTCCTGCTGTAGTTGCAGTTGGTATCGCAGAACCAACTGCTCTAAATTTGCTACCAAAACTCAATGCTCTAGTGACACCATCATCCTTAATTCTAATTACCAAAATATTACCTTCAGTGGCCTTCGTTGGATTATTAATCAGCAAGGCAGTGGCTAAAGCGGTCACGTTTACATTCTCATAAAGCTCTAAATTGATTGTTAAACTTGTTGCTGTAGCGATATTTTGGGTATTTGTCCACAATGAGCCAGAAGTTATTTGCACATGTCCATTAGTTCCTAATGTAGAAGCGAAAGTATTACTATTATAGTCGTATCTCAATCCAGACGATCCATTGATAAGGTTGACCATGTATCTTCCGGAAGCATTATTTCCTGTAATTTTTGCGTTGTGTGAATTATCAAGAATAATACAGGAAGTGGTATCAGTATTCTGCGTACACCTAATGTGATTACTCGGGCCAATTATCGGATTATTGAAGTCTTTCAAATAGATCGCAGGGTCTTTAGTATTCGACAAAAATTGATTGGCAAAAATCTGAACTGTATTGTCAATATTAACAGTATTAGTAGCTTCGAAATACATTAACACCTGACCTACGGCAATATGATTAAGCATATTGTTACTAACAATTATCTTGTTATTATTGGGGCTACCAACCGTAGTGCTGAAGTGAAAAACTCCTCTGGTTAAGTCTTGTCCAAGCGATTGCAGTGGACCAACGAACGACTCACAAATGTTATTATTGATAAGTATGTTAGCTGCATCCACACCTTTAATTGCCGACACGACGTTAATAAAGTAGTTGTAGGCAATGATCGAATACTCAGACCCAGCTTTCATATAAATACAAGTCTGATCAACAGTAGATGAATCGTAAGGCTGTACTTCAAAGTGACACATTTGAATAACTACTCCACGATACACAGATGCAGAAGAACTACCATTGCATTCTATTGCAGAAGAAGTAAAATTGCTAAAATTGCATTTAAAAATAGAAGGGTATGATGCTCCATTAATCTTAATAAGCTTATACTTATTAGCTGTATAGGTTGGTGAAGAATCGCTCGTGCCTTTGAAGTTGAAATTTTGAAGAGTGCTTCCACCACTGCCACCTCCAGCACCTATTAATATTAGGTACTCTGCGTTCGCTGCATAGTTCATCTTAATCTCACAACCGTTCCCTTCGAAGACGACTCCTGATACCCCGGGGCAACTCAAATCTAAGTTACTTGCTAAATACTTGCCTGAGAAATTTACTTTATTATAGTTCAACGCAATTGCAGTATTAACGGCATTCTGAATATGTGTACTAGTATCTACGCTGCCATCCATAAGCCCAGTCTCGTTCCACCAGTTCACATTGAATTCGGAAACTTCAAAAACTCTTTGCCATTTACTAGTCCCATAACCACTTCTCTCAATTCCATATCGTTGAGGATTAATAGTTATAGAGTCATTTCGCTGCCATACTCCACCGTAACACTTATTCTTAATCATAATTAATGTTGCAGTGCCGTTATAAGTTGCCAACGAACTATATGTTGGCACAACATCTACATTCATAAATGCATTCTCAAGAGTTTCTTGAATATTGTCTATCGCCTCAGCATTCGCATCAATCTCAGTAGCATGATTGTTGAAAGTGTCTCGGATCTGATTGATTTCATCAAAAGTTAATTTCTTATTTACCGGCACATCAGGTAAGTCTTTACCCAATACTTTATCTTGCCAATCTATTTTATCTGCTCCCATAATTCCTAACTTAATAACATATCTAATTCGTAACTCATTCCATCAGATTCGGAAGGTGCCAAATCTGTCCATTTATTTTTTTCGATGTATAAACTCACTTTGTTTTTCAGAGTCAATTCGCATCTGTAGCCATACAGCTGATCAGTGAATAATGGTCCTACTTTAAAAAAGTGAAAACTGCTTTTATCAACTAGGCCATACATCCAATTCTTCTCATCATCTATTCGAGCAATAGTAGCATCGTGCATGATTCTTTCCTGCACATCAAAACAAAGCTGTTGGCAATAATCCAACACCTCATTCTGTTCATCATAGCTGTCTAGCTTGTTGGTATTCACTCCTGGTTTACCCAATATGGTAAAAGCAGTAATGTTGCTGTGAAAGGTTTTAGCGGCATCGCCCGAAGGTTTCACTTCTACCGGATCTATAAATAGCACCGGTAGTGTTAATCCACTTTTAAGTTGACCTTCCACCTCATTCAAATTCCATCGATATGAATCGTTGATCAATGTATGCTTAGAAGCAAGGCTCTCCAAGTAGTTCACGATGGTTAAAAATGAGATTCTAGGCATTACTTTTTATTTTTAGATTGTAACAACTTGTTTTCCTTTATCTTTTCTTCAAATTCAGTCAGAAAGGTGTATACATTGATATTTTTAGTTTCCATATAATTGCCAAACTTCCCACCGGCAAACTGTAGCACTATCTTGCCAAACAAACTACTTCTTGGTGTTTTCTTTGGCTTAGCACCTTCTTTCGGCTTAGGAAATGCCACTTTAAACTGACTCACCAAGTACGTTCTACATCCCTGATAACTCAATAGAATAGCCAATAAAGTATCCTTCTTTACTTTATGGAGTGTAGCAGCTCTATGATCTAACTCTAGTTTGTCGAATGGCACACGTTTCCCTTTTTCATCGCATTCGCGATAAAGAGCAGCAGCTAGGTACCTCAAGTAATCGAAATCTTTAGTTCTGAGCCATCCTAAAAAAAAGTCATCGGCATGAGCAAATTCATCTATTGTTAAGTTGATAATTCTGTCTGCAGGAGAATACAGAATGTTTGATTTTACTTTTAACGAAGGAATAAACCTGGTTAAAGTCAATTCTTGATAAAGCCATGAATAGTGTTCTTCTTTTAGTTCAGAAAAAGGCACGTTGTAAATCAATAGTCCACACTTAGCTTTACCAATTAGATTCCACCATTTGAGATTAAGCAACACCACCAATACTAGGTAATCAAAATAAACTCCTTTAACCCCTGAATTGGACAACTTAGCCAATCGCTTCAATTGTCGGTCAGAAAGCTCATTCCAAGAGGATGGTATGTTGAATTTTAGTTTCATTTCTTAAAAATGGAAAGCAGACTGAACTGAGGAAACACAATTTTTATAAGCGATATCAACTTTGGAAGAATGAAGAAAATGAAAATGACCAACCACAGATACCAGGGCACTTGATTTATTTTCTTAAAAACATAGTTATCTATTACTTCATCGGTTGACTTCTCCGACTTTTCCGAAGCATTAGTCTCAATGGTTTGGTTGGTAGTTTCTCCAATAGTTGTTTCAAATTGAAGCTGCCTATTGAGTAAATCGTAATAGAGCTTGTATGAATTATCACCTGAAGCTTTAGATGCGTTCAACTTGCTCAAGATCTCATCCACTTTCTGATCTACTGCTTTATTAAATGCAACATCAGTAGTATTGGCCTCCGGAACAGGGATTGCAATTTTATCTGCAATCGATTTGTTGATCACTGTAACTGCAGCACTGTCTTTTTTAATTTCAGTTTTCTCAACAGTCGTTTTCTCGACAGATTTCTCACTTACTTTTTTAGATCCAAGACATCCGGTAAGTGTGATAATTAATAGGAGGTAGGTGAGTGTTTTCATCATAATGAGTTTAAAAAATCATTAATAATATGAGCCATATTATCTATGGTTCCGATTTTCTTACAATCAGAATCATTACTTCCAAAGAATGGCTCAATTAATATAGTAGGAGCTTTAGTATGATACACACTAGCATAACCTCTATCACCTTTTGAAAGTGGTTTTAAACCTTGATTCCTAAGAGAAATTCCTGTGCATTCATTTACCTTCTTAGAGAAAATGTCTGCATACTTTCTACCCAATTCACTTCTCTCAAAGAATAAAGTTTCACAACCATTAGCGTTCGGATTAGAGAAGGAATTAAAATGCAATTCAACCACGAGATCAAATTCAGTTTTATTTATTCTTGTTGCCGTATCTAATATTCTTGAGCTATAACTAGCAATTGACGAATCGTGTCTAAAAATTGAAACACCATTCAATTTCTCTGCTACCTTATTATAAAAATCAAACTCAGCTAGTCCAAAAAAATTGGAAAAAGCCCCTTTGCTTTTTTCATGATGACCTATTACAATTGCTATTTTCATGGCTGATCTTTTTTAAAAAACTTATTAATTCTGAATTCTAGAATATTCTCAATGATGGTGAATATTGGTGCTTTCTTCCCATATATGTATGCTGAGTTGTTCCCGATGCTTTTAAAATCGTAATACCAAAAAATGGCAATTGGGGCTTTCAATAAAATATCAGATGTAAAGCCGAGGACTTCACCCAAATAACCTGTAGTGTCTATATTGATTAAATGCTTGATAAAAAATAGATAACCCAACAAGGTGAAGCATTTGAAAAAAGTAAACTGCAGCTTTACAATTTGGAATTTTTTTAAATTGAAAATTTTTACTTCTTTCCTATATTCAGGAGTATTAATCGCATACTTACTTGAATTTGCCAGTGCCTCTTTTGATTGCATCACCGATTTCTTGACACCATACCAAGCATCAATCAGAACAGTCATTATAACTAGGAATAGCAGAAAATTGGGAACTCCAAAAAAGTTAATGTGAAGTGCTTTAGTAATTAATTCAATTGAACCTGTAAGTATTGTTGATGTAATCAATAGAATGCCTTTATTGTCAATAGCTAATTCAAAAGACCGCTTAACATAGACATAAATCGGTTGAAAATACAGTTGGAAACAAGTGTTTATCATTCTTATCTAGATTACTTTATATACATTCTCAACTGCTAAATACCTTAGTCTGATGGTAGCTCCATCAACATTCAAATCAATAGAAGAGTTAACTTTATCATCTAAGATATTGAAGCCATTACCATCAATAGTCAGCTTATTGGTTGAAGAGTCTAATTGCACATCCACAAATTCATAAATATGTCCATCGGCAGGTGTCTCTTCGGGGAGAGTATAAGTCCCTGTTCCATTTTCATTGGCATAGAATAGAATAATTCTATCTGTTGGGAGTACTGAATAATTAGCTGTTGCAGGTCTAGTTACCTTATTCAATGAATTTAACGCAGTTTCTAAATTGTCTATATCAGTTTGTAATTCACCTCTTGCAGTTTCTAAGTTATCTATATCAGTCTGCAGGTTATCCCTATCATTCTCTAGATCTTGAATTGCCTCTTTTAAATACTCATCATTATCAATGAGCTTAAGCATGTTGGTTCTTAAACCATCACCGGTACCATCGCCGGCTGTAATTCCTACGTTGAATGCTATTTTTGCAGTATATCCCATAATCAATCGTTATCGCATGTTATATCATTTCGATCACAAGTAATGCTGTTATTGTCGCATGTTAGAGATGCAATAATGTTATTCAGCTGACTTTTTAATGAAGAAAAAAAACGTATCATAATTCAAATTTCGATTTAAGTGATTTTTTAAAATAGGACAGCATTTTACATCCCAACAATTGACTTAGTTACTACCAATCCTTTTCGTTCTATTGTTTCTGGAGCAGAGTACTCTTCAAACTTATCAGCATTGGCCACAATTACCTTCATGGCCATCTTTAAGTATTCTTCACCTTCAATTTGCTTATTAGCTTTAGTTCGAGTAAGGAATTCATTCACCTTTAAATTGATGTTGGTTACAGTCTTTTCATAAGGCAGTTCATCAAATCGCATGTGCATTCCTTTTCCATCCATCACGAACATTCCATTGTCCACTGTTCTCATAACAGTAAATGCCACAATGGCCTGCTGCAGTAATATTTTTACTTCTTTTCGTTCGTCTACTGTCTGATCATCCTTTAATGCCTTCAGTAATTCTTTACCAATAGGAGCAACGATAAACTGATCTTCCACCGATTTGATATTCGGTTTCATCGCGATAAATGTCTGGCGACTATTGAAGATGTAGTAATATTTATTAAAGATTGAAGTCTTATTCACTAGCAGATCCTTGAACACAGAATAAGAATCAGAGCCTACCCATGGTCCAAATTTGGCAGCGTTATCCTCCATAAATTCCAAGAGCTCATCCAGAGCTTTATGACCTGCAGATTTAAACGATCGTTGCAATTCTTTAAACTGCTTATCTGTAGCAGGAGAAGAGGAAGTTCCATCAACTACATGAACACCTGAGTCAGTAATCTGTACTGCTCCAATTGGCAGATACAAATAGAAACCTAGATTAGCAATTGCTTCTTGAGCAAGCACCAACGCTTCAAGCACTATTGGATCTGAAACTGGGTCATCAAAAATGGCCAACTGATCTTTACCGATCAGTGGCTTCAAAAATTCACGCTCAGCTGATCGCAGATAACTTTTAATGTTATCATGAGTCAGTGAGTTATTCACAGAAATATACTCTTTGAGAGTAGCAATATCCTTTATAATCATATCTGTGCAGCTTTTTGAGTTCCTGTTGGGTTTTTATCTAGAGTAGTCAATACAGTGTCTTCAAATCCACCTACTAATTTTTCATCCCAGCCATTATATTCTTGAATAAATTCCCATGGTTCTAGTGTAGTCTCTCTATCTGTTTTTTTCAAAGCGGAAAGAATCAACCAAGCTTCTCTCTTATCACTTCCTGATCCTGCACCAAGTTTTCCGCCAGGTATTCCAGCACCAATTAGTGAAGGATCCACACCGATACCAGTTAACACTTCCTGATTTCCTGCTGATGTATCTTGTAAGTGAGCTCCATCAGGGTTTCCTTTATCGATAGTTGTAATTTTTAATCCTGGTTGAGGATTTCCTGCCTCATCCTTATAAATCATGGACATGATGCTTTTACCACCATTTTCCACACCTCGAAGCGAGGTGTCTAAATCTTCAATAAAAGTTGTTCTTAGCTCTTCTCTTTTCTTTGGAGTGAAAGTCTGCCAATCCTCTTTGTATTTTCGCTCAAAAAATTCTTCAAAAACCTCAATGTGGTAATTGATATTGATCTTATCATCAATGAAAGCTTTCTTCAATTTTGGAATAGAGTTTGCAATATCCAACCAACCACTATTATAAACTGAATGCCATTCCATTTCAGGATAATAACTCTCATCAATAAGTGGATAAAAGATTGGACGGATGAAATTGGTAATTCTGTTTTTCTTACAGTACTCTTTCACTTCTTCAGCACTCCAATAGCTATCAATTAATTGAACTGACTCCACATACTTAGAAGCTTCAGAGACACCATCAGCCCATTTTGAAGAGATGAAAACTCGCTTTATCGATTTAGTACCTTCATCCATAATCTCAAATCGACAATTAGCAGTCTTTTGTCGCTTGATACGGTTGATTTTTTTGTAATCTTTTGACAATACATATTCAGGAAAAGCAATACCAAAGTACTCGAGATCAGTAATCGATTCATTCCAGAATCTTTTCATCTGATTTCGTTTCCAGAATTGATTGATATCGGGATACTCATGAAAGCATTTTTGTTCTATAATTCTCTTTCCATTATCATCATGCTTCTCCTCAGCTAAAATAAAACCTGATCCATAGTGCGCTTTTCTAGAAGTTCTTAATCCAGAACGTGCTGCACTATTCGGTTTAATTTTCTTCATTAACTGCTGAGGAAAATCATTATTAGTTCCCCATGAAGCAACTCTACCAACTGTATCTTCAGATTCTATAATAATAGAAGTAACTGTTGAATCACCTTTGTTAGAATTAGAAGAAGCAAAAGAAACTAAAGCTTTTCGTGCTCCACCTGCAATAGCTATATCTCCATAAATCGCTACACTCATATTAATATTGAATTGTTTTACCGTTAATTGATACAATCAATCGGATGTGAATTTTTTTTATTTCACCATTTTGAAGCTGCAGATTTCTCGTTCTGTTTTTAAAATGGTTCGGTTTCTTATTGACTATTTCAGTTTTATGAATAGATGCTAGTAAAGAATGTTTACTAGCATCTTTTTTTCTTGTAGTCGATTTAACAACTTGCTTATATTCTACTAATCGACCACCTCTTTTTGAATTTCGATTTAATGTCCTGAAAACAATATCGAAAGGAAATGAATTCCCATCCTTATCAACTCTATCGATTACCGCAATGGCATCATAAAACGACATTCCTTTTTCCATGAAGCTAATTTCGCTCCGCTTGATTTTTTAAAATAGGACACAAAAAGAATCTCCTTTTTCTATCTGAAAAACACTGGATGTTTTCATTTTTTCAATGAAAACAAATATTTATTTCAAATTAATAGCATGTTTTTAGCTCAAAATCTCAAAAAATAAAATTTATATTATTGATTATAAATTCACTAGAATAGAAAAACATCCTTTCTAATATCTTTTTTATCAAACGATAACGCCGCATCCTAAGTCGATTGACAATTGCCATCATTTAAAAGTTAGGATATATGAAAATTGGTTTCTCGAATTAGATAGTCGTTGGGAGTGTCCAACTGTCTCGCTCAGGCTTTAGCTTATCCTTGTAGATATCGTAGAGTGGGATGTCGAACGCATCAGATAGGTGAGTGGTGTGCTCTTGTTTCATACTTAGATTCTTCTCATCCTTCTTTACCTTTTCAATACCATTCTTACCATCAGCTGCTTCAGCTCTTTCAAGTGAGATTATAAGATCAGGATTGTTATGCTTATTGATCTCAATCATTGGGAACCTTGATGATGTTGCCTTTAACATTGAGTTGATCAATATAAACTTATCATTGTGAGGAGCCACAGGTCTACGCTTACTCTTATCGTACACCGTCCATCCTTTAGCCTTGAGTATTCGCGCCAACATATCACCATATGTTTCATTGGTACCTCTCAACAAACGTGCATTACCATCATGACCATAGTAGAGGTGTACCACCTTATTAGGCAGTGGTTGATAGTATTCATCGAATAGGTTGATTAGATCTTCTAGGTCAGCGGTATCACTTGATTGGCTTGCCCACATAGACTTTAGCACTCTGTATCGATCAGGTAGTTTCTGACTGATAACCGCCCCAATAAAGTTACCCCAGTCAATAGAAAGTATGAGTGGCAGACCTTTATTGATATCATTGTCCTGTCTACAGTTAAATGATGCTGTGGTATATTCAGCTGTAATAGACTCTAGATAGTCATTGTCGTAGTCTGTATAGTAGTGCTTATCAGGTTTAAGTTGAGGATAGAAACCATTTAGTATTTCTTTGGGGCGAATATTAAGAATCTCAGCATTATAATACAATTCAGATGGTGATTCATCCTTCATTTCGTCAAACCATTCTTGCCGTAAGTTTAACTTATTGACCAATGCAGATGCTTTGATAAATGCATACTTTTTAGGCTTCTTTTTGGCTATTTCCTCCATATCAGTGAACCATCTACCTTTCTTAGTGATAGGAGTGGAGGATGCATATATTTCAGCACCAAGAAGTGTTGCGTTCTCAAATCTAGCTTCTTTTGCTCTATTGGTAGTTTTTACATTTGCAAATAACTTTTCAGGATCAAATAAAGCAGCCTCATCACCTAGAATGCCAAAAGAGTTTAACCCTCTACCGGAATTGGGATTATCTAAAGAGACTAATTGAAAAACTGATCCATTAGAAAAATGGATGATATTATCCCATTTATCAGGTGCATATATAGGCTCAGCAAAACCATAACGAGCTCCATTTTTACCCACTACGTAATCATATCCTTCAAAAATGCCTAATACTGCTAAACCTTTTTTTGTTGATGGTAATGTTCTAGATAGTATTTGTTGATAGGTAGATCCAACCAAGGCAAATGATGCGCCGGGCATTTGTTTCACCATTTCTTTCATAAAAAAAGCCAAGATGAATGATTTACCTGTTCCACGACCCCATTCAAGGTAGATCTTTGTTTTCTTTAACACAGTAACTGCTAATACAGCTGCTAATTGAGCAGCATTTAGAACAACCTCTAAAAATCTACTCATCTTCTTCAGTTTCTTCTATTTCTTCAAATTCTGCATCAACTGTTAGGTCATTAAAATCTAGAACACCACTTCCCAATTGAGCCAATATAGCATTTGAAACTTCCCTAGGAATAGACATCTTGATTGGCTTATCATCTAACTTATCAGGATTGAAATTAATCGTAGTATCCTTGTCGATTTCAGAATACTTGCCCATTAATTCTAGAGCCTTACCAATAGCTTTTAAATCTTTAGCTTTTACAGCCATCAATAAAAAACGATGTGAATATTCAAGCAGAATAGCCAATGATCCTTCACGCTCAGCTTTCATTACATTACCAAATAATCGCTCAGCATTTTTTAGATCTCGATATGCCTGAGCTCGGCTCAATTCATACTTTTCCATGAGCACATTTGCAGCTTGTTCTCGAGAATGGAAATTTTGACGTAATGCAAAAGCAGCCAACCAACGATCTTTTAGTTCGTTTTGCTTATCGGTGAGAGGATATTTTGCAGGATCTTTATAATATGCATATAGCCTATCGAAAGAGGTATCCCCTGTTTTTATTCTAGGTAAATGATTTATTGACATGTGCCAAAAGTGGCAATTGTCAATTTATTAAAATAGGACAGTAATATATCAGCACTTTTCCTTCAGACACCACACAAATTCATTGACATCCTTTTTCTGTGGCTCAAAATTTAAAGTGGTCAGGATTTGGTGCATTTCAAAATCATCCACAGATCCAATTGGGAAAACTTGGAATAACATTAACAAAACTCCAGATGTAGATAGCTGAAGTTTAGAATCAGTATTCTCTATTGTTCCTGGCGTATAATGTTTTTTAATGAATTCGGTGATTTCAACGGTTTTATCTATCATGGTTTAATGAATTGAAGCAGGCGCTGTCAGGTTCACCAAACCAATAAAGGCAGATAAAAAACCCCGGGACATTACTGTTTACCGGCACCTGCCTATAATTATAGATGCAATTCATAATAATTTGATTTGGTGATTCGACAATGCAAATATATTAACTATCCATATATTTCAACCATTCTTCTTCAGATAATAACTTGCCATTCTTTTTGATTTCAAACTCAAGTTTATTATCAATCATATAATTCAACCATCTTCTAACATCCACATCTACATAAACAGGATCTAACTCCATCCCATAGCAGTTCCTCCAAGTCTGCTCAGATGAAATTAGTGTAGAACCTCCTCCCAAGAATAAATCTCCAATTATATCCTTCTGTTTTGAACTATTTTTAATCAAATAATTAATTATCTCAATCGGCTTCATCGTTGGATGATCTGCATTTCTAGTTGGCCTATCAAACTCTAGAACTGTGGTTTGTTTTCTGTCAGTATACCAGGAGTGAGCAGCACCTTCTTTCCATCCATAAAGTATTGGTTCATGCTTCCAATGGTAATCTTGTCTACCCATTACAAGTGAATTCTTGACCCAAATAAGGCACTGAGCTAATTTAAATCCCGAATCCTTCAATGCATTTCTAAAATTGGCTCCTTCAGAATCTGCATGAAAAACATAAATAGGTGCTCCTGGTCTTGAATTCAAAAAACTCTCTTGATAGAACATGTACAAAAAAGTATAGAATGAATCGTTGTCCATTTTATCATTCTGAATCTTCAACTTCTCCTTGGTGCCTCCTTCATAATTTACATTGTATGGAGGATCTGTCACTATCTGATCAAACTGCTTTCCATCCATCAGCTTAGCATAATCTTCTGCCTTAGTGCTATCACCACAAAGCACTCGATGATGCAATTTCTTCTGTTTACTGATAAGATCATAAATATCTCCTGAAATGGATATCGAATCCTTTGGTGGAGTTAAATCTACTTCACTTTCTTCCTCTTGTTTTAATTCATCAGGAATAATGTCTTCAGGAACGTTTATTTCATTCAAGTCTAATCCAAGATCCATTAGATCAATGTCTGCAAAACACTCCTCAAGAATATCAACATCCCAATATCCAACTGATATATTGGAAGTGATGTTATATTCCTTGAACTCCTGATCTGTTAGCCTTCTATTTGGAACTCTAACATCGATTAGTTCTTCACCACGATCTAGATCCATCAAAACCTTCACCCTTTGATGCCCGGCTATGATTACCATATCAGTATTAACTGCAGGTATTTCTGCAAGATTATACTTCTCGAGACTATTTTTTAATTTCTGAAGTCGTTCAGGAGTTATTTTCCTTGGATTATATTCACATGGAACAAGATCCTTTACTTTTATCCTTTCAGTATGCCATTCTAATGGCTGCAATAATTCATTCATTTCCCATTAATTATTTCGTTTAATTCCTGTAACTCCATTTCATGCTGCAGTAGCTTCGCTTCAGCTCTTTCAATCGATACCTCTAATTTTGTCTTGTTAGATTTTGACAACTTCGATTTTGAATGTCGCTTTAAGCTCTCCACTTTCTTGCCGTATTTAGTAACCGAAATCCGTTTATTGTTGCGTGCCTGTACTCGTTGCTCAGGCGTTAAATCTGCATAGGTTCTAGGCTTTATATCTAGCACCACCTTATGCGTCACGTAGTAATCCAACACTTTCTGAGCAGTTTCAATTCCATCGAATAGTTCTTCAATCTCAAGACAAAGATCGAGTGCTGCACTTTCTTCATCAGCATGCAATCGAGTCAATCGACTATGTGCAGAAATGGCCAATTGATAATCATTTCGTTGCTTAATGGAAATAGGATGAAGATCCGGATGCAGCTCATTCAACCGATAGAATGCACTCGATTTTGACTGATCAGGAGATGGATCAGGAGATGGACCAGGAGAAGCAACAGGACTTTTAGTTGCTGAAGTATATACACTTTTAACTTTTTGAGACTTTTCTTTATTCTCCGATGCCAGGAATAAAGGTTTTGATAGTTTTCTAAACTTACTAAGCTCATAGCTCAATTTATCAGCATTTCCTTTAGACTCTTTTCTAGAAAATAACCGAACCAAATTAACGCTGTGCCCTTTCAAGCTCCGATACAACTCAACACCTTGCTGATAATCGCAGCCATTTTCAAACCATTCATTTACATCCATGCAACAAAAATGGCAATTGTGAATTCTTTATAATAGGACAAAAAAAACCTCCTTGACTTAGGTAGCTCAAGGAGGCAAATGATAGATAAAAGACTAACTTAAGTAGTTGCTATTCCAAAATGAATAATTGGATCTAGAATCATGATATCTATATTTATTGACCGATACCGGATACTTTATTTTCGAATAGATACTCCTATAATCTAATTCATCTAGATAACCGGATGACATCGGATATTTCAATCCGGCATCTAATTCTACATTTACATTCCCCACTGAGGAGAAGCACACTTCAGGTGCATCAATTTCAATGATCGATACATCATTTACAACCGAAGCTGTAAAATCTGTAATCTCGAAATTGATTACATCTGTTAACATTGGAGCATTATGCTCAACAATTACTACATTCTCTTTGCCGATTTTCTCGACTAATTCTGTGGCCATGCAGGCGGATCCAAATCCGACAATCAACACAAGCCCTAACAACTTTTTCATAAAATGAATTTATTAATGAATACTAATGAGTAACAAATTTGACAATTACCTAATCCTGAAAATAGGACAAAAAAAAACTCGAGCAGATCTGCTCGAGTTTTTATAATTTTTCAAATATTGTTTAACCTATACAACTGCAGGCTGCAATGTTATAGTTCCCTCGTAAATCGGAGCAGGATACTTTTGCTTGTCCATGAAAGTAAATTTACACACATTATCATCTTCCACATTAGCACCTATGATTGCACCATATTCAGACATTGTACCGCCTCTTCGAGCAGATCCGATTTGTCTCAACCTTCCACTTTCAGCTTCAGTTGCTAATACTACCACATCTTTTCCTTTCAAATAACGCTGCAAACCTAGAATATCAGATTCAGAACCTAACATTTCAAAAACCAACTTATTCTCGAAAATGCTCGATTTTTTAGGCGTACCTGCACCATTAGACTCTAGAGACACGGTATCTTGAATTGCCTTTACCTTAGTAAATCCAAAACCTGTCAGAAAAGTATGATCAGCACTAATCTCTACCAATTCTGCCAAGGTAGTAGCAGATCCATCACCATCACGTTCTAACGGCTGAGTCAAAGTTTCAAAATGCTTTAACTCTGCAATATAAATTTCAGTGTGGTTAAATCCACCTGTTGCTTCCACATCTGCAACTCCAATTGTTTCAATTTTAATAACTGCCATGATTACAATTTTTTAAGATGAACAGACTCGTTTGCTCTTAGTGCCAACATTAATTCTTCATTTTCTACAGCTTCCTTAGCGGTATATTTCACACCTCTAAACTTAAAGACATCGCGAGTTAAACCCACTTTTTGATTATCGCCAAAAGTGTACTCAGCAAATACCTTTGTCTTTTCTGCATTTGAATTTTCAATTTCAGACTCAAGCTCTTGAATAAGATTTAAAGCTTCCTCTAATTTTTCATTAGCGATAGTCTCTAATCCTTTAAGGCCTTTAATTCTTTCTGCATCACCTATAGCATTTTTTTTCAACTCTGATATTTCTGATAACAAAAGAGGATGCTCAGCAATCTTAATTAGATCGCTTATGTTTTCATTTGTGGCCTTCTCAGGAACTGTAATATTCAGTTCCTGAGCACGTGCCAATAATTGTTCTTTATTCATAATTTCTATTGTTAATTAAAAATTAAACCCACTTAGATACATACACCAAAGGATTGTACCCAAAACCTAAACCTTCCCACCAATCGGTCATCAAGTAAATAGCTTTTTTACTTTCCTCAATTCTTGGCTTCTTCATGCCGTTAACTCTTCTCAAGTACAAAAAGTTATCGTTTGGAGTAGACCAGATGTATTTCTCACCAGCCATCGATGGTAAACCAACCAATTCAACATTAGTAAAGTCAACCACAGGCTTGTTTGGATCGTAGTTTACATCAGTACCATGAGTATTTCTTTTGTCCTGGTGATACCATTTCAAAATTTGTGGATCCATGTAAACTCTCTTTTTTACTCTGGTAACCAAAGGATCAAAACCATCCACAAACTCTTCAATCATGTCAAAAGCATTCGCCTTAGTAATTGCAGCAGACAATGTAATCTCATTCATAGAAGAATCTGCAATACCTGCATCTAACATTCCTTTAATACCATCAATCGCTTTGATTGTCTCTCCAGGAGAATCAGCAACAGGAGTCTCATAGGTACCTTTAAAGTATCCTTGTGTTTCCATATCATGTTCTCTTTGTGGTAGAACTTCATCTTCCAACATGTACTTTACCAAAGGAGAATTCTTCCTCTCATCACCTTCTAAGCCCTGTAAAAATCCTAACCAAGAACCTTCACAATCATCTGGATACAACTCAAGGTCAATCATTAGATGTCTCAATCTAATCTCATTGGCTTTGAATACTACATCACCTTTGTGAACGAACTTCTTTTGAAATTGCTGAACAATTTCACCCATAATTACATTAGAGAATCTATAAATCTCACCATCGTGAATAATAGGTTTTGCATAAGAAGGAGTTTCAGTCTTATGTCTCAACTTGGTCAAAAGCCTATTCATGTTCTGACCTTCAGGATTATAATATGCACCAAACTGTGCAACAATGTCTGTTTTATCTATTGCCATTACAAAAAATTATTTGATTAATTATTCATAGCTGCAGATATGTCATAGCCTGCAACCATATTATTATCTTCACTGCCTGCGTTATCAGGACTATCAATCGTTTGAGTGGTTTTACCACCATCTTTACTACCGTACTCTTTCACAAGTGCCGATAAAGCAACAATACCTTCCTCATTACTCATTTTTTCAGCACCTTCCACTTCAGCTTCTTTCAAAGCATTTTGCACTGCAGTGGTTACAGCAGCACTTGTATTGGTTAGCTCGGTAATTTTTGCAGTATTGGCAGTTGCCAATGTTGCAGCATCTGAAATAGCCTTATCATTTTCTGATAGCCTATTTTCAATTAAAGAAGCCTGAGCCTCTGTAAGAATGACTCCATCCTTGGTTTCATCATCCTCAAATTTGTTCCCAAGAACAGCCTCGATCAAAGGCAGATTTGATTTACTCATTGTTTTGCGTTTTGAGTTATTATTAGTTGAATTTGTACTCGGTTTAGATAATGAAAAAACCTTATCAATAGCAGATTGCAATGTTCCAAGATCATCTATAAGGCCTTCTTTGAGAGCATCTTTTGGATTAAAAATATCACCCTCTAATGCTTTTTCAGATATCTGTGGTCGATACCTTTTCATGTCATCATGAAACTGCTGTGCAGATGGATTAAGCAACTTCTCAACGAATGGACGCTCATCACCATCTTTCATTGCTCTTGTTTGCTTATTCTTTTCAGGAGATATATCAGCATACCACTCATTAATGGTTGCACCCTTCTTTTTAAGGATACCCTCTACATTCACTGAATAATGCATAGACCCAATGCAGCCAATAAAATCAGCATGTTTATGAGCGATAATAAAATCTGTGCCTGCTGAAAAGTAATATGCAGCAGATCCAATCATATCCTTAGTGAAAACACCTGTCGGCTTTGGGTAAGTATTCAAGTATTCTGCGAACTCAGCGTTACCTGATCCTTGGCCACCGCCTGAATTTACATCGAAAACAACTCCTACTACATTAGAATCATTTTTCCATTCATCCATTAAGTTCATGATAGATTGAGTTCCTTTAGGACCACAATTCTGATCATACTTAAAAATAGGATGATGGATATTTATAACAGCTACCTGACCGCTAGAATTGGATGCAGTAGTATTTCTTGAATTTTGTAATTCACTAGAAAAAGAAAAGTAGTGAGTGGTGGTATTCAATGAGTCTTTCAATAAAGACATATCTCCACCGTTAATGATGTTAAATAGAAATGGATATAACTGACTCTTTGCAGAGTCAATAAACATCCAATTACTGCTTAATAAAGAAAAAAAGTTCTTATCCATCTGTAATGCCTTTTTTCGGACAATACAAACTTAGAGTGGTGTTACTTTTTAAAATAGGACACAAAAAAAGCCACTCTAAAGAGTAGCTTTTAAATCAATCAATTGAAAAATCAAACTAAATTATTCCATTTCCAAACCTCCATCACCTCCACCATCTTCTGCCACAGGAGTAACAATATACACCGGTTTTTGTGGGATATCACCAAACACAGAAACTCTTATCCCATGGCCATCTTCTTGTCTCTTACCATTAATAGGTTGATACGAAAATTCTAAAGGGAATAATTTCGAACCATATATCTTTCTCATTCCGGAATGATTAGTAGCAACCAATAAAAAATCTTTATTCATGTACTTATTCATATAATCATCAATAGATTCCGTTTGAACAGTAATATCAAAATCTGCAGAAATCTTATAAACAATACCATTTTTAGTCTTACTCCTGGGCTCACTAATTGTTATATTCTCACCCATTGGCAAAAAGTCCAATACCTCTGTGGGATTAGAAAAAACAACATGATGCGCATTTTTATTCGTCAATAGGTCTGGGCATAGATCTACCTCTTCAGTAGTGTACAACTCCACAGAAAACCATCCGCCTAAATCTTCATGGTTGGTAACATTGGCATCACTCATATTATATCATTTTAGGACAAAAAAAACATTAGCAAAAATTGTCATACTCCTAATCCTTACTGTCATTGACTATGCAGCGTCATCATTTTTAACGGCCTTATTATTGTCAGATTCTCGATATCTACTGTAGTCTCTATAGATCGATTCAGGTTCTATTTCATTCTCAAAAATCTCATGAACTTTCAAAAATTGTAATATCGCTCGATTTATTTTCTGCTTATTATAAGAGTTATGTTCCTCATTGTAAAAGAATAGATTAGAACCAAGAGTAACATCTATATAAGAATACAATTCGCTGTTGAATACTTTCTGAATCATACTCTCAAGCATCCTAATTTTGGTCGGAGAAATATCAAACCCAATTCGAGACACCACAGATGCCGGAATAACTAATTGGTAACAATTTTTCTTATCAAATTTCACATTCCCTCTCCGATATTCCTTATCCATTAACTCAATTATGTATTTTCCCAACCAAGAATTAGTACTAACTGTATAATTAGTACCATATTTCTTGATTAAGAACTTTTTTAGATAAGGTTTTAGAGGTAAATTGAATGTTACAGATCCTGATTCCATAGATAGAGATGAAAGTTTCCTAAAAGTACTACTTTTTAGTATTACTTACCTCTTTTTTTTCGTAATTCTTACCGCTTATCATCTTGGTATAACACATTTTAGTGTTACTTTCTTCGTTCAATACTTCAAAATAGTGGACACCTTTTTTTTGAAGATCCAACACTGCCTGATCTGCAGATGCTGCAGTACCATCAGTTTTTACCAATTTCATTTTATGCGCTGATTTACCACCAACTACCTTTGATTCTCTCTCTGATACTATGATCAATTTCGATTCTTTTGCCATAATTTCTTATTTTTAGATAAGCAAACTTAGTTTCTCCACAATTTCTAAAATAGGACGCAAATTTTCAATTATTGATCATCACTAGATAAAAATGTATAGTGCAGATGAAGTACATTGATAAATTGTGGTCCATATCCAGCACCTCTATTTTTATGTTGAATACTGTTCAACTGTTCCACAAATAAATCAACAATCTTAAAATCAATTCATTAATTAATAGTAGACATGTTGGAACATGTTGAACAAAATCCAAAATGATGGAACAGTAAAAAAGCCGTTCAACATGTTCCAACAAAAAAAAGTTTAAAAAATCAGCGAATTAGTGTTATATCTATTTAATTATTAAATAGATATATATAATAAGAAGAAGAATGTTGAACCGTTGAACAGTTGAACGGACTTTAACACTTTTTTCTTAAATGTCTTTTTATTTCGGGGTTGCGGGGTTTGCTGTTTTTGTGAAATTTTGAAATTTCAGGAGTTAATTCCAAAGAAATTACCCACGTTGCTGCCCAGTTTCACGCACAATAGATTCAACCGTTCAACCTATTGTGCAACTCTTTAGTAAGCAAAGCAATGAAGTATGATGTAATGTGGTACTAGTTGAACCAAAAAAGCACCGAATCGATGTGATCCGGTGCTTTAGGAATTTTTGGTTAAACTTAGTCTATCCAGGAATAACCTGTTTTTTCTTTGAGCTCCTTTTTTAATTGCGCTATAACTTCTGTATCGGATGATCCATGTTCTATAGCTTCTACCAAGTAGTAATATTCGCTCTCAAGTATTTCGTTAAATGTCATATCTAGTAGTTTTTTAAGGCGTTCCACCAAAATACTACTGTTCCGAACCCAATCCCACTCTTAGTGGCTAAAGTGTGTAAGAAATCAATATCAAATTTATCTTTCTTCTGTATCTCCTTTTTTACTTGTTTTGCTGTCAT